TCCTCCAACAGCACCACTTACACTAGCAATAGTAACAAAATCGCCTATCAAAGCGCCATGACTTGCGTCTGTTACTGTTACTGTGGAGGAGCCACTGGTTGTTTCAAACTGAGTTATGTTACCTGTTCCGCTTGATCGAATTGGAGTGATGTCCGCATAACTATCTTCAGAGTAAGCGTATAATTTTTTATTAGTTCCATAAATGGCGTATTTAACACCACCAAGATCAGAGTATGTTAGAATCGCTCTTGTTGCACCTACGAGTGCATCACTAGTAACTTTCTCCCAACCGCCTATCTTTTCTGGTAATCCATAGCGAAAACGAACGTTATCGCAATCTACCCATTTACCCTCTGCGCCGTACTCAGTATTTTGTTTATCTATACCTGGCGCTATCTGTAGTTTTGTTAGCGGCATAATTATATCGCGGTGTCATAAATTCTTATAAAACGATCAGTGCCGTTTACGTTAATACGTATTGCACCTACTTTTGATCCACCTGTATCTGTAGAAGATGAAATGCTTTTTGATCCGTCAGAAGCACTTGTACCGTCAAATCTTATAAACTCTTGATCATCGTCGCCTTGATCTAAAGTTAAAACTGCTATTGCACCAGAGGAGCTAGCCTGATCTATTGTAACAAAACCACTTGTTGGTGAAGATGTTCCGAATCCTACTTTATCTGCAGAACCGTCAATAAACAATGCATGTGTTAAAGTATTTGTTTCTGCTCTAAAGTCTAAAGAACCACCAGAGTCATTAAAAGTAAAACCACCACCGTCAAAGTCTATGTTTCCTGTAGCTTTTACGCCACCAACAACATGCAATTCTGTTGAAGGAGAGTTTGTTTTAATACCTACACGGTCATTACCTGCATCAGTAAAAAACAAGTTTGCATCACCATTACCTTCGATTCTAAAGTCTAAGTCCGCTGAGGACTCGTTAAACACAAAACTACCACCATCAAGAGAAACATTACCTGCAACGGTTAATGTTCCGTTAGCCGTGATATTTCCTGCATCATTCAAGACATCAAACATTGTAGAACCGTCAGAATATAAAATGTGTTTTGCACCTTGAACAAGATTAACACCTGTCCCACCTGAAGGTTTAAAAGTTAAATTATTACCACTGTGTGTTGTGGCATCATCGACAATATACCAAGTCTCCACCGCCTCACAACTCATGGTTGTGGCACCTGATAAAGTTCCTGTTAATTTAATGATCGCGTTACTTTGTTCATCTGTAGTAGAACCATCAGTTGCAGTTAATGTGTCATTAGTGCTAGCAATAGCTACTGAAACATAACCCTTTGCTGCTGATTCTATTTTTTGTAAATTGTTGTTTGTAATGGTACCCCAGGTTCCGGAGTTTTCTCCGCTGGCCTGAAGCTCTAAATTTAAAGTGCTTGAAAATGTTGATGCCATTTATATCTCCTTACCCTACGTCATCTAATAAAGCTGCAACTATGCATGTCACTGTAGAAGAAGATGAAATTGCATGTATATCAGCGACAGTTGTATTTGGTAAATTACCAAACCAAGAGTGCCCTGCAGCTATTTTAATTGCATCAGTTGCAGAAGTAGATGCTGTTCCTGCGTCTAAAACAATGTAAACATCATTTGATGTGTCTGTATTTTTTATAAATAAAAAATTCACTTTATCTCCTGTAGCGACAGCAGTTGGAGCAGTGTCATCATCAACGGCTGTGTAGTCTATAAAACTACCTGCTATTAAATCTGTGCTAGAATTAGATACGCTTGTCAGTTTATAATACCATTTATCATTAGCATCTGCTGGTGAAATAGTAACATTAGCAGAGATAGTTTTAGATATCTCATCTGGTAAAACTGTTACATTTAAACTTACTGTTGCGTCATTAGCCATTAATCTGTGCTCCCTGGTTCTACATCAGTATAAGTTACTGTTTGTGAGTCGTCAATCTCACTCCAAATAAAGAAGTCTGGAGATCCAACAGAAAGTGAAACTAAATTTTGAAAAGCCTCACCAAAAGCTGTTTCTTCTCCAATAGCTGATGTAATTACTCCTGCAGAAGTTGGTGATACGTTTGCTCCACCTGTTGCTACTTCTGTGCCTAAAGAAAATGTTGCTACGTTAGTAGACGGAGATATAGTCGCTCCTCCTGTAACACTTGCTAAACTACTTATGCCAGATGTTATAGCAACACCACTAACAAAAGGCGATCCTACGTTTTGAACACCACCGCCTCTAACAGAGGCTATAGCAAACTCAGATATTGTGCCGTGGCCGAATAGCATTATTAACCTTTTGGATTATCACTTCTTACTTTATTGTAAGCTGTTTTGTAAGCATCCCATTTTGTAGAATCTCCACCTATTTCTTTTTCACAATATGCTTCAGCAAAATCTTGTAAGGAGGGATACTGTGCAAGACGATTTATTTTATATAAATCTGGATCACTCCAAGCTTCTACTTTTGTCCAATCAATAGTTACAGTTTTGTCATTAGCGTCCATTGCCACTATATCTGTTTTGTCATTCCCATTTATTGAAACTGCATTGCTGTGAATTGCTCTGATTGCTTTGTGTAAATTTGCCATATTACGCTCCTATTTCAAACACGGTAATTATTTGAGGAGTTCTTGGGTGTTGTGAATTATCTGTATCACTTGAGCCTCTACCATAGTACAAAGTTCCTCCTCCGACAGCAGCACCTTGTATTTTATATGTAACTTCCGAGGTCGTATTGGGACTATCTAAAAACATTACATTATGTGGCATGACTGAAGTATCACCAATATGACCACTATAAGAACTTCCACCAAAAGCTCTTGACCTATTACTAGCGCCATCACCAGCGGCTATTAATGTAGATCCTCTATACAATCTTGCTGCAATAGAGTTATCACTTGAGTTAGTGGTTAAATTTACATTAATAAGAACTTTATTACTAGAAGATGACGGAGTAATAGTTCTACTTAATCCTGTGACATCAACAAAAGAACTTGAAGTAGTCGAAAAAGTATCTGTTTTTACTGTTTGTAAAACTTGTAATACTTTTCCTTGTCCTATAGAAGTATACTCAGTTCCTGCTAAATCTAAAACATCACAGTGTAATGTGCCATCAAAATATCCGTCTTTAAATTCTTTTGATGTTGAACCAATATCTACATCATTATCTGTAGTAGGTTCTATAACACCGTCTTTTATACTAAATTGATCTGTACCACCTATCTTAACATCTATCTGGTCATCTGTATCAGCATGAAGACTTGTGTCACCATCTGTATCTAAAATTAATTCATTACCGTTTAAGTCTGAGTCTAATGGGCCACCAACTGCACCAGATATTTCTACAATAAAAATACTGTCTCCACTTGCGGGTGCTGTGGTAAAAGAAATTTGAGATCCACCACTGGCCAAAGTAAAGTCAGTGCCTGGTCTTTGGATTACACCATTTTTAGATACGATTAACTGTGCAGGTGAACCTACCTGTGTGCCTAAATTAAAATCTGTCGTGGAACTATTAAAAGTCCCTGTAAATCCTAAATCTGAAAAAGTTCCGCTTTCTATTGATTTTCCTATGTATGGCATATTATTCTCCTGGATCCGTTATTTTATTACCAGCGGC